ATGGCATCCATCATCAAGGTCGGGAAGCGCTGGCGCGCACAGATACGGCGCAAGGGCTACCCCGACAGAACTGAGACATTCAGCACCAAGGCGCTGGCCGAGGCGTGGGCGCGCGGTGTTGAGGGCGACGTGGAGAGTTTACGCGCCGGCGTAATGCCCGTGGGCAAGGCCCACACCATGGGTAAATTGATCGAGCGCTATGAGGAAGAGATAGGCGGTGCCAAGCCGTTTGGCCGCAACAAGGCGGACGTGCTGAAGAAGCTCAAAGAGCACTTGAAGGATGTACAGGTGGCCGCACTGACGCCAGGCCGCGTGGTGGCTTACATCACCGAGGACCGCAAGATCAAGAACGTGACTGCCGGCATTGACCTCACCTACCTCAAGAGCGTGCTGAAGGTGGGCCGCGCCCTATGGCAAATGCCGATACATCCCAGCGTGGTGGATGATGCCCGCGAAATGCTAAGCCACATGGGCCAGCTCGAGCGTGGCGAAGAGCGCGACAGGCGCCCTACGCAGGATGAGATCGACCGGCTCAAAGGCTGGTTTGCTGAGCACAGCAAGAGTTTGTCCCCAGATCTGATCGACTTCATTCTGGATTCAGGCTTCCGACCGCCCAGTGAGATCACCGGGCTGCGGTGGGACAAGTTGAACAAGGTGGACCGCACCATCACCATCCTGGACCGCAAGGACCCCAAGAAGAAAGTGGGCAACAACCAGGTGGTGCCGCTGCTGGGGCGGTGCATGGAGATCATTGCCAAGGCTGAGAAGACCAAGGCGTCAGGGGCTGAGTACATTTTCCCAGTCAACGGAAGCACCTGGAGCAGCATTTTTCCACGCGCCTGCGCTGATTTGGAGATCGTTGATCTCCGGCTCTATGACCTACGCCACGAATCCATCAGCCGCCTGGTGGAGTGCAACAAGTACAGCATCCCCGAGCTGATGCTCATTACTGGCCACAAGGACCCCAAGCAGCTCATGCGCTACACACAGCTGCGGGCCAAAGATCTGCACCGCTAGGCTGAGCCGGGGCTGATGCCTCACCCCAAACACTGTATTATTAAACAGTGTTTTATGAAGTCCAACGCCTCTATAACCGTGGCACCAAGCTGCGGAGCCCCGAGCAAGCGGTGCCTGGGGAGCTGACCCTGCACAAGTGGAGGGACGGCAGCAACCACACCGCCATGCGGCTGCGTGCCGATGTGATGGGGCGCGATCGCCAGCCAGCGGTGCCGTCGCTCATTGATGCGGTGGTGGTGCGAATCACGGCCGAGGGCATGGTGGTGATGGGCACGGAGCTGGTGCCGCGAAACTCATCCTCCAAGGCCAACGTGGCGTATTACCCGCAGACCTGGTGGTGCCGTCTGCTGCCTGGCAAGCTGGAGCTGCTGCCAGAGCCGCCAAGGGAGGTTCCGAAGTGGCGGCGGGCGTTTGAGTCCATTGATGGAGATTGAGCTATTGATGAAAAAAGTGGATAAATATCTATAGAGAAAATTTATTTTCAGCCACTATTTACGGCGAAAGCTCAAGTTTCATGCCGCTTTCAAGCCCAAAGGCCGCCAAAACCCGCATGGGATCTAGTTTCAGTGGAGAAAAACACAGTCCGACAAGGACGTGCGAAAGGTGTTTGGGAAAACACCCCCCTGTACACTACCGGTAGTGGATTGTCACTCGCACATACCCCAGATATAGTGTGTGGAGCCCAAAGTGAAAAGCCAGGGGTGCAACCCTGGCTTTTCTCACCCCAACCAGTTTTAGCCTGATCAGGGGGTTTCAACAACGTATTGTTTACAACACGGATATGTTGCCATGAAATTAAGGGAGATCAGGCGTTTTTTTGTAACGGCCATAGGCCAGAAAAATTGCCAATCATGACTCTCTCAGTACAAATCCACTATGTAAACAAAGTCCCACGGACTGACATCCACCACTCTATCAAATCGGTTGGAGGGCGAAACCCCGACGGCAAGATCTGGAAACTGGATCTTGCCAATGCCGTGGCAAAAGCTCTCGATGCCACCTATAGGTTTTACGTCTCTACTGGCGGCAAATCTGTATGGGTGTCAGTAGTGAAAAGCGCAAGTGGACACCTCTACTTAAAAACTGACGCAGATTCACTGAACGTGAACAACCTGCTAAGTCTCCCTGAGTTCCCGTAAACGCAAAAAAGCCCCCACCCCTCGCCCGATATGGGGGAAGGGGTGGGGGCTGAAGCCGTGCCTTGGTTCACGGCGGAGACAACGGGGGCTCGGCTCTCACTGCGTAGGTGTCGGCCCTGCAGCTGGCGTAGGCGACGTTGATGTCGTCGGACTCGCGCAGGGCTCTTTGAAGTAGCTCAGTAAGAGGCACTGAAAGTAGCCCGGCGGCTTCGGCAGGGTCTGCTGCACCACTTCCGGGGGCGGTGGCAACTTCACCCGTGGGGCCACCACTACCGCGCCCACATCCGTGTGCGTTGGGGTCGCGCAGCCGGCCAGCAGAGCCAGCGAGCTGGCGCAGACGGCTAGACAGATCCGCAACGGTCGATTGGTTTTTCGCATCCTGTTTCTCCTGGTTGGTTTTGAAGTCGCGCAGGGCCTGCTCGGCTGCGCGGGCTTTGGCGGTCTCGCTGGCCAGCAGGCGCTCTGCCTGGCGCTGTTGCTCTTTGAGCGCGGCCGTGGCCTCGGCTTTGGCGCGTTGGTAGCCCCGCTGGTCTATGGCGCGCACGCCAAACATCAGGGCCAGCAGCAGGCCCAGCAGGATGGCGACTTTGGCGAAGGTGCTCATGGATATGCGCTCCAAGGAAGTTGAAAGTGCGGGCCATCTTTGAAGCTGGTCCAGTCGCCGCCCCACTCGATGGGCACGCCAAGTTCGGCTGCAGCCTCTTTGACGATCTGCGCCAGCTGCTGGTACTGTGGAAATTTCCACGAGATCTCATCAGCGTCCACCACCTTGTCCGCATCGCGGTCCTCCCAGATCGCCAGGTCCACCGCATGGCCTGTCAGATGACGCGAGCGGATGGTCTGCGACTTGCCTGCAGCCTGCAGCTCTTTTTGCCGCTCCAGGCTGCGCAGGCCCTCGGTCACCACAAACTTCACGTCAGAGCGAGCTGCAGCGGCCAACACAACGCTCACCAGTCGTGGGTGAACGCCAGCAAGGCGTGCCTTGGATTTTTCAGGTAACTCGAATGCCATGGGCTCAGCCCTCCTTTACACGGGTGCGAACAATGAGAACGGCAAAGCCCAGCGTGAAAGCGGTCTCTGCCAATGAGGGGGTGGCGTGGCTGATGTGGTCCCACGGCGCCGGGTTGACGCCCAGGCTGTGCAGCACGGGCGTGGCCAGCGCCCCACCCGCCCCCAGGGCCAGCAGCGCCCAGGCGGTGGCTTTGAGGCCGTCCACCACGCGGGCGTGGGTTGTCATGCCGGGGGCTAATGGAGCGCAGCGCTCCAGCTTGTTCAGCGCCTCGGCCAGGACAATGAACGCAGCCAGGCAGTGCAGGATCTGGAGCGTGCTCATGGGTTGGTACCTCCATCTGCAGGCTGTGCGACCGATGCAGGCATTGGGGCCCCACCGCTAACACGCTGGATGACGAAGGTGAGCACCTGGCGCGCGCCGGCGCCCACCACAAAGCCGGTACCTACCACCAGGGCCAGCGGCATGTTGATGATCAGCAGCAGGATGGGCGTGACGTAGCCCGCCACCAGGCTGCTGGCCACCGCCACGGCGATGCGCTGCAGGCTGCTGCGCACCAGCTGCTGCCAGGTGTCCCAGTTGCCTGGCACGCTGTTGAACAGCGCCATGGCCACCACGGAACCGGCAAAGCCCGCAATGAGCAGATCGACCCGGAGGCCCAGTGGCACCCCCAGAAGAGTGACGCTGGCCGCGCCGCCGGCAGCTGCTGCAAGCTGGACCACGGCGGCGGTCGGAATAGTTGGATCTGGCATGAAGTTCCTCGGCTTCAAGGGGACGTAAAAAAGCCGCTCTGAGGCGGCCTGGTCTATTTCTTCAGTACTTGATACAAGCAAGCAGCGCAACGTTCCTGGGGCGCGTTTCCGTGCCACCAAATGCGGACGTGTTGCTAAGCGTGCCTCCCGAATTCAAGTTCGGCGTGCCGCCCGCTCCACCAGCCCGGTCATTGAAGCTGTTGTAGGAGCCACCGTGCACGTGGCTTTCGGTCATGTAAGACTGTCCAGAGCCGTTTACACGCCCTGCGTCCACGCCGCGAGAGTCATCCAGACCACGAACGAACTCGCCACGCAGATCCAGCACTGGCAGGCGTTTGTTTGCGGCAAAGTCGGCCGCTGCACTCGCGCCTCGTGTTGATGCGGCGCCAGCACTGTCTTGAATGGCCAGTATCGAATTGGAGAACTCGCCCCACAGCAAAGTAAACAGCGCAAGCATTTCCGCGCTGGCGCGCAAGGTTGCACCGCTCGCTGCACTGCCGATGGTTCCACCGTTTGCCTTTACGAAACCAACCGGCGCCGTGGCCCTGGCGAAATAGCAGACTTCGCCAACCTGTTGGCCCACCGCACCTTGCTTGACGAAAGTTAGCGGCGTGGTGCCAATAGTGATAACCCCGTCAGTAACGAGAATCCACTGTGTATCAATGTTGAAGCTGCCCTCTTCCACCGCTACCACTGCACCGCTGGTCAGCTCGCCAGTGGCATCCGCATCGGCAGCGCGGGTCCAGGTGCCGTTGGCACCGGTGCCCAACGTGGTGATCACGTACAGGCCGTTTTGGCTGGCAGTGGTTTGGTCTTTGACCAGGATGCGATCGCCGGCCACCAACGTGACACCGTCCAAAGTATTTGGGGCACCACCGTTAAGGGCCGCGATGTTGGCCGTTGTAGCCGCACGCACCGATGGTTTGTAGTCGCCCGCGGCCTGGCGAATCATCTCCTGCACGGCCAAGGTAACCTGGTCCAGGTTGGTGTGGTCGGGCGTGAGGCCAGATGCCACCAGCAAGCGGCGCAGGCTCTCGGTGATCATGTGGTACCAGTACGCGCCGGGCTTGGTGGCTGGCGTGCCGGTGCCAGGATCTCCGCCAATGGGATAGCCCACCGATGGGCTGACAGGTGGCGCGGGCGGTGTGGCCGAAGCGCCGGATTTAAAAACGCGATCCATGAGCGTGGTCTCCTAGGTGTAGCTAAACAAAACAGTGGTGTGGGCGGGTTTGAGGCGTTCGATCACGCACTCCAGCAGGGCCGAGCCCCAAGCGGCGATGGGGTCGTCCACCGAGTCGTCCACGGTGATCTCGGTGACCTGGTTGAGCACGCCATTCACCTGCCAGGCAAAGGCCCATGCCTCTCCATACAGTGGGTGGTCCACGTCGTCGTCCACCGTGTGCTCGGTGAAGTCCTGCACGGTGATGGCATAGCCCAGGGCAGCGGCAAGGTCCACGAAGAACCCGGCGTTTTGACCGCCAAGGTTGATGAGGCGACCCAGTAGTGCGGCGCGGCGCTGGGCAGTGGTCTGGTCACCGCCAAAGGCAATGGCGCATTCGTCTGGCAAGTCGGTAACGCGCTCCCAGTCGGCAAACAGCTCAGCAGTGGTGCGGGGGTCTGCCTCTTCCAGTAGGGTCACTACACGGCCGTCCACGCGGGCCAGCTCTTGCGCCAGGCCGGTGAGCAGGCGCGAGACTGGCGACTCCTCACGTGGCCACGCGGGCCCCTGGGGCAACAGTGCCTGCAGCTGCTGCCGGTAGTCGTCAGCGTTCAAGGCCATGTGATGGTCCCCATGGTGGACATGTTGCCCAGGGTGTTGGTCACGTCCGCGCTGGGGGATGCCAGCACATAGTTCTCTTCACCCGCTGCAGTGCTGATGGCGGCCCGGATCTGGGACAGCAACAAGGGGCCACCAGGCACCGCCTTGCGGCGCAGCAGATCCTGCAGCTCGGCACTCACGGCCGCACGCACAGCCGTGGTGTCGGGCACCAAGTCGGTGAACACAAAATTCAAGGGCACCGAGTTGGGGGCCACTACGGTGAGCGCTGCAGTAACCGGCTTGCGCGATGGGTCTTCGATGTAGGCCTGCACCGTGGCCACCTCGGGCGCACTGGGGATGATGGCGGCGCCTGTGCCATCGTTGTCGCGCACAAAGCGAACGGTGACGCCGTTGGCGGCCATCTCTTGCGGGTACACCCAGGCGCGGGTAACGCCAGGCACTTCCAGCGCCCAGTTTTCATAGTCGTGCTTGGCGCCACCCTGGGGTGGCTGCTGGATGCGGGTAAGGAAGCGATCGCGCAGGCTGTCGATCGTCTCCACGTCTGCACCACCGCTGAGCAGCCCGGCCGTGGCCAAGGTCTGCACGCCGGCCACTGGGTTGACCAGGTTCAGCGTCTGCCCTGCAGCCCGGTTGCCGGCTGCAGCGGGCTCTACTGCCGCCACTGGCGCCACGGCGCTGGTGCTGCCGGCGGTGACTTCGGTGGTGGTGACGTACTGCACGCCGTCCAGCGCCTGCAGCAGCGTGCCGGCGGGAATGACTGCACCCACCTGCACCGAGAAAGTTACATTGCCGTTGGCGGCCACGGCCACCTTGCGCAGCACCTTCCAGATGCCGGCCCAGCGCACCAGGTGCTCTTCTTCGGCCGTGTCGTAAATGATCTGCTTGGCGGCCCACTCCACATAGCCATAAAGGCCATGCACGGCACCGGCCAGCGCGCGGGAGTAAACCTCTGCCTCGGTGCGGCGCAGGGCGTCGTCGCTCACCAGGCGCGAGAGCACATCGGTGCGGATGCGCTCTACCAGGGCGGCAAGCGTGGGGCGGTTAAACATGGAGGAACTCCCAGACGTTGGTGAATCGAATGTCCAGGGGCACGCTGGCCCCAGTCTTGTAGATGACGACGCGCATGGCCAGCGTCTCCAGGCCTTTGCGCTCGGCCTGCACGTCCACCTTGGCGGCCACGCCGTCCTCCAGCAGCCACTGCAGCGCCTCTTCGGCGTACTCTTTGGCCTTGGCCGGGGTGTCTGCAAGCAGCTTGGCGCGGGCCAGCAGCCACAGGCGCGAGCCAATGCGGTCGCCCTCAACCGGCGGGAAGCTGTCGCCCCACCAGCCCATGCGCTCGGTGCCTGGCAGATCGTCGTCGGGCTTTGCGCGGCGCCAGGTAAACAGGCTGATGTACACGGCCCGCACCAGTGGCTCGGCAGACTGCAGGGCGAGCTGCGCCTCCCGGCCATCGATGAGGATGGTCAGTGGTTGGTCGGTGATCATGGTGTCTAGTTGGGTGTGCCCGTGTTGGGCGTGCCGTTGGGGTGGGTGTGGGTGGCCAGGCTCTTGCCACCGCCAAGCACCTCTGCAGCGGTGATGGTCCCGCCCACCTGCAGATCACCGGTGATGGTGACCAGCTGGCTGGTGATCTGCACGCTGCCGCTGGCCACAATGTCCAGGGTGCCGTCCGCCTTGAGGTGGATCTTGTTGTTGAATGCGTCGTACATGGCCACTTCGCCATCCACAAGGCCCTGCAGGCGGTAGCGGCGGTCAGCCACCACCACGGTCACGCCGTGGCTGCGGTCGCCGTCCAGGAACAGGGTCACGTGCTCGGCACCCGGCAGCGGCTTGGCGGTAAAGCCAAAGGGCTCCAGGTGCTCCACCCGGTCTTTGGTTTCGCCGGCCAGCAGGCCCAGCTGCAGGATCTGCAGCTTGCCAAGGCTGTTGGCCGCCAGCACCTTGCCGCGCGCCACCATGTTGCCCAGCCTGCGGGCCATGGGGCCCAGCAGCTTGTTCATGTCGGTCATTTCACATCGCTCCAGGCATCGCCACCGCCCTTTTGGCTCTTTGCCGCTTTGAGTTGACCCACCTTGTTCACATAGCCGTCTGGCGGTCCCACGCGCACCTCGGTGCGCAGGCCTTTGGCGTCAAGCACCCAAGCCACCTCGGCCACCAGCATGTCCGCATCAAAGCCGATGATTGGGTCGCGCACGCGCACCAGCTGGTTGGGCTGCCACAGCGTGCCGTCTTGCTGCCGCCAGCCCACCACGGTGTAGCTGGCCTGCAGGGCTTTGGCGGCGCGGTGGGCGCGCTCGTAGTTGGCACGCTCTTGGCAGGTGCCTTCATCGGCCTGCCCGCTTTGCTTGATCACCAGCACACGGCGGCGCTTGGCGCGGCTGTCGGCTGCCAGGCTGGTGCCCTCACCCTCGGCCACGTCGCCGGCAAAGGATTCATCATCACCAGCGCGCTGGCCTTTGACGATGTAGTCACTAAACACGCCCTTGTAGTCCAGCTCTGCCGCGCCGGTCTTGATGTTGACGCCCAGCTCCAGCGCTGTGGTGGCGCGGCCGCCGCTGGCCACGGTGATGAGTACCAGGTCGCCCTGGCCGTTGTCGGTGCTCAGCACGTGGCGCAGGCGCATCATCCGGTCGATGCTCTCAAACACGCTCTCACCTTGCTGCACCTGGTGGTCTGCGATGGCCTTGCCGGTGTCTACCTCGGCCACCACACGCACGCCATAGGGGGCAGCCAGGGCGGCTGCGATTTGCTCCAGCTTCTGGCCACGCCACTGCACTGCGCTCTTGGGGGGCGGCTTGGCAACACCGGGCAGCTGCTGGGTGCGCCACTGCGCCACCACGGCGCTCAGGCTCTCGCCGGCGGGCACGGGGCAGCAGTCCACCAGGTCGGCTGTCTTGCTGCGGCCCTTGACGCCGACGCCCACGCTGTCCGCGTCGTAGCGCACAGGGGTGCCGTCCACGTAGCCGGTGAGCACCAGGTCGGCACCAATGAACACCTGGCACGCATCACCCGGAACGATGCGCCGGGGTATGTCGGTCTGGCCGGGCCAGCGGTCGGTGACCCCCAGGTCAAAGCTGCGGCATTGGCGTTCGATGCCGGCCTCTATGCGCACGGACTTCCAACCGCCGTACTCTTGCCCGTTGACCACCAGGCGCACGGTGTTGTGGGGGTCATTGGGCTCTGCTGTCATCGGGTTAGCACCTTCAAGGGGGCGGGCGGCACAAAGCCGGGGTGGCGGACTGCGTTGCGGGTGCAGATCTCGCTCTCGCGGTCTGCGTTTTCGTAAATGTCATACGCCAGCACCAGGGCGGGCGTGGTGTCTAGCGGGGTGCGGGTGGTCAGGCGGGCACCGTCGCGGCCGCGCTCGGTCAGGTCGCGCCACACCTTGCCGCGGGCGCTCTGCAGCGCTTCATAGCTGTTGTCGCTGGCATGCAGCGATTCAGCATCCAGCGCGCCAGCGAGGGAATCGCGCAGCAGCACTGTGTCGTCGTAAACCGTGGCGCCCACCAGGCTGCTGGCGCCCACCGCCTGGGCAAGCAGCACCTGGCGCATGAGTGCGTTGGTGGCCAGCGTGTTTTGGTAAGCCTGCTGGCGTGCAGGCGTGTAGACAACAGGCGCTGCAGGCACTGCAAAGCTGGCGTGCTGTGCCAGGCGGATGAGCGACTGCGCCAACGCCCCCCACTGCAGGCCGCTGGTGGCGTAGCCAGACACGCCCAGGAAGGCCACCACCGTCTGCGCCAGGGCTGCAGGGCTGCGCAGCAAGGCCAGGCCGGTCTGCAGGTAGCTGCTGGCGGTGTTGGCATAGTCCAGCGCGCCCAGGCCTGGCACGGTGCCGCTGGCCACGCGGCCAAAGGCCTGCGTGAGGCCTGTGGTGGCGCCCTCTTCCACAAAGTCCGGGAAGCCGTCCACCATGAACGTTTGGGCAAAGTCGTCTGCAGCGGCCACCTCCAGCGCGCTGGCGGCCAGGCGGCTCTGGGCGGGGGTGCTACTGACAGCGCTGGGGAAGGTCAGCTCGCCAGATTCGATAAAGCTGAGCTGAAAGGTGGCCTTGCCCAGCGCGTTGTCGAAGGTGTAGCCGGCGGGATTCTCAATGGACACCGTAACTGTGCCAAACCATGGGTGTACCAGAGCACCAGGGCCAGGGGCCTCCAGCGCATCCAGCAGCGCTTTTGCCTTGGCCACGTAGTCACGGCCCACCACAAAGCCCTCAAAGCGCATGGGGCGTGTGGCGCGGCCGTTGTCCTCTACAAAGGGCTTGTCGCGTTTGGCGTACTCGTGCGTTTCAGTACGGCGACCAGCGGTACCGCTGGCCTCCAGTACCTCAAACGGTACACCCCGGAAGCTGGCAGGGCGCAGGGCTTTGGAGAGTTCGGACATGGCTTATGGCATTCCAGTGGCGAAGGATCGATAACCCACGCTGGTGTTGATTGGGATATCTGAGCGAGTGATCTCTTGCTCAAAGCGCATTCCAGGTGGGGCGTTCTCAAACTTGATGTTGACTGCGCCACTGGCTTGCACGCGGTTTGTGCTGCCCACCAGATTGGGCTTGGCTGCCGCGTTCATCTGCGCCATGGGGTCGTCGTTGAATTTGTCATACACCCAAGTTCCAAGGGATGCGTCTTTGTCACCAGTGGCCGACTGAATGCCCTTGTCGATCAACCAGCTCAGGCCCGTGCCCACCGCATAGCCAGCGGCCCCTGCAGCGGCCAGCTTGGCCACCAGCAGGCCAACCGTGCCTAGCAGAGTGGTGCCGCCGGCGTTGGCGCTGGCCATCGCCATGGTGAGCGTGCTCATGCTCGTGACAGCGGCAGGCACAGCGCTGGCTGCCAAGCCGTAAAGCCCAAACGCAAACTTGCCGACCGAGCCAATGATCTGGGCGAGCGCAACGATGCTATTCAAGTTCATGAATACCACCAGCGCGATGAGCGCATTGCGAGCGCCGCCCAGCCACTCCACCAGACTCATGAGGCCATTGAAGAAACCACCAACGCCCTCAACCACCTTGTTCCAGTCCACCCGCCCCATGGCGTTGGCAAAGCCGGCCACAAAGTCGGTGATCTTGGTGGTGATGACGGCCCGATTTGCTACCGCCCACTGGATTGTTTTCTCCAGAAGCGGGCTGAGCACCGGCAGCAGCTTGGCGGCAATGGTGTTGGCGTAGGACTTGGTGACCAGGTTCAGGTCGTCCATCTGGTCACCAAAGGCCTCGCCGGCTTTGATGGCGCCCTCCTCCACTTCCAGGCCCAGCTCTTTGTAGCGCAGGGTGAGCTGGGCGATGCCGTCGCTGCCACCGAGCAGCAACGGCGCCAGGTCTTGCCAGCTCTTGCCAAAGATGGCATTGCCCATGCGGGCGCGGGTGGCTTCGTTGCCGTTGCGGGCGAACAGATCGGCAATCTGGGGCAGCAGCTCAGAACTGGTGCGCAGCTCGCCATTGGCGCCACGCATGCCAATGCGGGCCTTGGAAAACAGCGCTGCCAGGTCTTTGTTCTTACCGGCCGCAGCCTCTGCAATCTGCTTGTTCAGCCGGCCCATGGAGCTGTTGAGCGTGGCGGCCTCGATGCCGGACTGGCCTGCCACGTAGTTCCACCGCTGCCACTCGCTGATGCTTAGGCCTGCCTTTTGGCTGCCCTTGGCCACTTCGTCGCCCATGAGCGCAAAGTTCTTGGCCGCCTGCACCACACCCGCCACGCTGAAGCCTGCAGCCAGCCCACCCAGCAGGCCCACGGGCAGCGCCAAGTTCTGGGCCAGCTTGAGCGAGCCACTGCCAATGTCTGCCAGGTGCTTGCGGGTGCTGCGGGTGGCTTTGTTGACGCTGTCCAGCGTCTTGAGCAGGCCCTGTGCGTTGGCAGACAGCACTGCCTTGAGTTGCCAGTTGTCGGCCATGGCGATTACTCCTGATTGATTTTGGTGGCCAGGCGCTCTGCCTGGCGGGCGAAAAGGTCGTACCGGCTAAGCGGCATGGCGAGGAGGACGGCAGGATCTAGCCGCCAGAAGTAGGCCACCTCAAAAAGGCGGTCTACAAACTGGTTTATGTCCCCTCGCCCTGCAACAAAGGGAGCAGCCACTCCTGGCACTTGTAGATGTCCGCGATGTGCATCTCTTTCACGCTGCTGGGCGGGATCTTGGCCAGCCGCGAGATGTAGGCCGCAATGACCTTGGCGCGGATCTCAATGCCGGAGTCCCCCGTGGCGCTGGGGACGATGAGGACCGGCGAGCCCAGGGCAAACAGGTCTTCTGGCTCAGGCTCCTGCAGCGACAGCACCGACACCTCTTTGCCATGCGCCGTGATGGTCTTCTTGAGCTTGATTTCTTTGGGGCCGCTCATTCCTTCCACTCCCCGTCCGTGCCACCAAACTCCAGCTCTGCGGTGCCGTCGTCGCCCTTGTGGGCAGACTCACCACCGAACCAGGCGCCAGACAGGGTGTACACGTCGCCGTTGGCAAACTCGGCGGTGACAGTCATGTCGGTTCCGCTCTCCAGCTTGGCTTTGGGGAAGCCGGGCACCAGGATGCCGGTGACCTTGACGTAAGGCGCAATGGGTGTTTCTTTGAAGCCCACAGTGCGCGCCGCGCTTTGCACGGCCTCTTTCTTGGTCTTTGACAGGGGCGCTTCTAGGCCGCCCGAGACTTCGATCTGCTCGCCGTCCACTTTGATGTAGCAGACGCCTGCCAGTCGTTTACTTGCCATGGTGTTGAGTTCCTTTCAATGAACTGGGGTTGTGCCTGGCTTAGGCGTTGGCTGCGTACTGCAGGCGGAACTGGTTGAGCACCGCAAAGATGCGCAGGCCGTTGATCAGGTCAGGCGGCAGCAGCACGTCCAGGCGGTTGGGGTTGGTGGCGTTGCGCTCCACGATCAAGTACTTTTTGAACAGGGCGACGTTTTCCACCAGGCCGTCGCGCTCCATGTCCAGGTACTCGGCCACCAGCTCGCCGCGGATGACGTTGGGCGTGACGATGGCTTGGCCGGGGCCGAAGTTGGTGCCATCGTTGGCCAGCTTGTGGCGCGGGTACTTTTGCGTGATGCGGCTGCGCAGTCGGCGGGTGACCTCGGTGAGGGTGTGCAGGGTTTCGCTGTCCAGGTAGCTGGGGTCGGCCTGGTTAAAGGCGTTCTTTTGGTACGTGGTGATGGCGCGCTCCACACGCACCACGCCAGGGCCGTAGCTGCTGGTGGCGATGCCGTAGCTGAGCAGGCTCTGGCGCTCGGTAAGCAGGAAGCGCTTGCCGGGGCGTGGCGCCAGGATACCGTTTAGCACCGTGGTCTGGGTGGGGCGTGCGGCGTCAGCATTCAGACAGACGGCGTTGGCACCACCGTAGGCGGCCGCGTATTCCCAGGCGGGGTTGGGGCAGTCCACATCGATCGCGGCCAGCGTGTGGTGCGGGTCGTTGCGCAAGCCACCAGCGGTGGTGAGCGCTGCCACCGCACCACGCAGGGCGGAGTAGGCATGGCCATACACCTGGCGGGCCCAGCTCCAGCGGCCGGTGGCGTCGTTCAGCTCGGCTTGAATGGCGTCCAGGCTGGTGCTGTCGGTGTAGGGGTGGATGATGTAGTCGTACTCTTCATCGCCCAGGGCGGTGATGGGGGTGCCCGTGAGGGTGGGGTTGAGCGTGCCACTGGCGAGCTTGCCGCTGCCGCTGTAAGCCAGGGCCACGCCAGCTGGCAGTGCCTCGCCACCCGCTGCGCCGCGGAAGCTGTCCAGGACGGTGATGTCGTTGCCGGTGAGGCCCTTCCAGCGGCAGGTGACGGTGACCACGTTAGTGGCCACGGTGCTGGTGACTGGCAGGCCTGTGGCGGCGTTGATGGCCGCGTTGATGCTGGCGGCAATGGCGTTGGCTGCGTCTGCAGAGGCCACAGGCACGCTGACCAGCTGGCCTGCGATGTACAGGGGAATGGTGCCGGCTGCAGTGGCGGTGCCGGTGACGGTGATGGTGCCCGTGGCGGCAACACCCGCGCCTGCGTCAGCCACTGCCAGGCACCAGACCTCGCCAAACGGGTCTTGCGCGCGGAACAGCTCGTGCATGCGGGCGAGCATGGAGCCCACGCCAAACAGGACCTTGGCCTGGTCGGTGGTGGACACCAGGATGGGCGTGTCGACGGCCTGGCTGCCGGCGGCCAGCTTTTGGCCGATGAGCATGGCGCGCTTGTTTTGCGTGAAGTAGCCTGCCTGGCTGTTGTCCATCTCCGCGTAGAAGAGGGGCACCCGCACGCCGGCCGGGATCTTGGAAAACGAAATAGACATGGGAGTGGACTCCTAGGGTGGGACAAAAAAAAGCCCGCTGGGTGGCGGGCATGCGGTAACAGGTGGCGGCCTCTATTCGAGGCTGCCAGTGCGGGGCCAGGCCCCGCCGGTTTCGTTGCGGCCATCGGGCCCTGTGGCCCCACGGTTGGGGTCAAAGGGCTCTATGGCATCCAGCTGCACGTCCAGGCCGTCAAAGTGCGGCAGGCCGTTCAGCTCTGTGTTGCGCCATCCATCGGCGTCGGTGATCTCGGTCATGGCTGAGAACTCGTACTGGAACCACATTTCTGCGCGGTCCAGCTTCATGAGCTGGCCGCCTTCGTAGACGATGGGGTCGTACTCTTCACTGGGGCACCAACCTAACAGCGCGGCCCACAGCAGGGTGCGCATGTTGTGGGCATTGAGTGCACTGCCCTGCCCTTTTTCGTCGGGCTTGTTGCTCATGACTACCACTACGGCAAAGCCATCGGTGATCTCTTGCCTGGCGGTGTTGCCGGCCTTGCGCTCGCTGGCGTTGTCGTCCAGTGGGATGACGTAGGCGCAGGGACTTTGCAGGGTTGACTTCTCGCCCAAGGCCTTGAACTGGACGGCACCGCCCACGCGGTTGCCAAACACTGGCAAGCGGGTGCGCAGGGCTTCAATGATGGGTTCTAGTTCCATGCGTTACCTCGGCACCAGTGAGTCTTTGAGTGCGGCGCGTACTTCGCTGCGTACCAGCTCGCGTTTGTTCTGCAAGGCGATCTCCATGAAGTTGGCACGCGCCTCCAGCCCGGTCTTAGGGCTGCCGTAGAACAGAAACGCCGGGTAGAACACGCTGCCCTTGATGGTGCGCGGGCCCACCTTCACCCAGCCGCCTTTGGAGCCGCGGGTGATGGTGCCTATGGAGCGGACCAGGCGCCCAGTGTCTTGGCCCGGTGTCTCGCCAGGCAAGGACACCACGCCACGGCGGGCCAGCAAGCGGCGCGCTTCTCTGCGCAGGTGGTTGGCACCGGCGTTGAGGGCGCGGCGCATTTGGCGCCGGTCGTAGTCGATCGTTTTGTGGAACTGCAGGCCCACATCCATGCGGATGCCGCTGATGTCGTTGCCGGTGCGATATCGCTCTTTGTTAAGGGACATCAATCACTCCCAGGTCTTTTGCCGTGATGCGGGTGAACTGGTGCAAGTCGTCCACATCGATGGTGTCCAGCACCCGAAAGCGGTGGCCGCCAAAGTCGATCACGTGGGCCAGGGTGATGTCGTCGGGCTTGGTGCCGCTGGCCCAGCGCACCCAAAACAGGTCGGTGGGCTCTTCGCCCGTGTTCTCCCCTGCCCGGATGGCAATGCTGCGGATGGGCTCTTTTTTGGCCCAGCGCCAGATGCCTGCGCTGTACACCTCATCGGTGCCCATGCTGGCGTTGGGCACATCGGTGCGCAGGCGGAGGTTGATGCGGCGGTTCAGCTCACCGTCGGCTGGCAGTTTGCTGGCCATGGCTAGATGCTCCAGATCTTGTAATAGTCCAGCAGGCTGGCTGCAAAGTCGTGCGGGATGGCTTTGACCTCAGAGGTAAGGCTGCGGTTGCGGTACATCTCCATCACCACCAGCAGCACCCACTGGCGTACCGGCATGGGGATGGCGGTGGCGGCCGGGCCGTAGCCGGCGGTGTACTCCACCACCAGGGCGTTGATCCGGCACTGCGTGGCGGGCCAGGCCTTGCCGTAAGCGGGCACCAGGAAGCCGGGCTCGCTCACGTCGTCCAGCAGGTAGTCGGCTGGGTTCAGGGTACGTTCTACGCCGTCACCATCCAGGTACTTGACCGACTGCACCGCCAGGGCGCGGGGCATAGGCAGCTTGATGGCGCTCGGGAAGCCGTCGAGCGTGAGGCGCCAGGGCGTGTTGCACAGGGTGCGGCCCAAGCGTTCCTCCGCGTTTTCGCGGGCGCCGGTGAGCAGCGCGCCGATCAGTGCGTCCTCTTCGGTGTGGTCCACCTTGAGGTGGGTCTTGACCTCGGCAAGGGTCCAGGGTTCGGCGCTGGGGGTACCGGTGCGGATGGCGGACATATTGGCTACCTGGTGGTGTTGGGTTGCAGGGGGCGGCTGGTGTTGCCAGTGGCCACGCGGGTTTGCGCACCAGCTGCTGGGCGCACCATGGCGGCCTGCAGTGGGCGGCTGCTGGCTGCCGGCGCGCGCATGTAGCCTGCGCCCATGGGTGCAGACGTGTAGACAGGCCCGCTGGGGCCTTTCAGCAGCAAGAGCAGCATGCGACTTACTCGGCCGCTGGGGGCTCGGCCTCTGGTTGCGGGCACTCGTGGTGCTTCACCGTGACGCCATCAGCTTCGGTGACATGCGCGTCGGTGTTGGTGTTGACCGGCTGGCCACACAAGGGGCAGATGGGAAATTCGTTCATGGTTAAGCAGCCATCAAAATAGTGCCGATGGAAAAACGACCTTGCAAAGTCGCGCCATTAGTGAAGCCAACGCGTGCATAGCGCCAGCTCGGGCGGTGCACGATCTCGGCGTACTGGCCGCCACCAGTGACCGCCGCAGTGGGTACGGCCTTGATGCGACGCCAGTTTGTGTTGTCGCGTGACACCTCCAACCAGAGAGTGCCGGATTGATCGGACTCGGCGCCAACCCGTAGTTCTTTCGCCATCGTGTTTGCGCTGTTAAACGATGTTGCCGAAGCAACGGCGGTCAAGTCACGACTGCTACCAGTAAACGAAGCTGCGGACGCTAACGCTCCATTGCTGTCATCCGAGTAAGTACCTGATCCAGCAATGAAGCCAATGCGGTTTGTGCCTGCAGCAGCCGTAAACGAAGGGGTACCAAGAATTGCAACAGACAGCGGAACGGAGTTCTGGCTGCACTGCACAGACAACGTCGTCGTGCCGGCGGTTGTTGCGGTTGTGAGTCGAAGCCGCAGATATCGGCCGCCAACGTCCATGCGATAGATGCTGCCAGCCTGCACGGTCCCGCTGGCTCCACCCGATGTGTTGTGCATCGTGGGGGCGACATAGGTCAAACCGTCGTTGGACCATGCAGGAGTAATGACGCCGGAAGTCCCGAGGCTCGTGGCCTGAATGAGCACCGATCGGTAGTTCAAGCAGTCGATCACCATGAGGTCGGTATTGATCGCGATGACACCGGCCTGGGTGAAGGTTAAGGGCACCAGAGGCGGGTTCTGGCTGCTGGGCACCGGCTCGCTGGCATAGGCACCAGGCTTGAGGGTGTAGGCAGCTGTGCCACTGGTGTGAGCCGTGGCGCGCACGCGAAACCAGGCATACGCGGATACGTTCAGTTCCCAGCCATAGGCCGGGGTTGCTGCGAGCACACCCGTGGTGGGCTCAATGATGTTGCTGTCGGTGCGGACGGCCTGCACGGTCTTCCAGTTGCCGTCGGCCCCGTTGGTGCTGTCGTTACTGAACTCAAACATGGCGTTGTGCCCCACCAGGGTGGTGGCCACCATTGCGATGGACAGCGTTCCGATGCGGCCGGTGGCAATGGCCACAGCCTGGCCTGCTGCAGTGAGTTGGCCAGAGACTGCCGGTACCGAGCCTGGCTGTGTGGCGACCTTGAGGCGCCCTACCTCATCCATATTGAAGCCAGCGTAGTCACCGTCAGCCACTATGGTGCTGTCACTGTCGCGCCGCTTGCCCAGGATCATCAGGCCTTTGTCGCCATCGGTGAATGGGCTATTGGTGGCGCGCACCACGCTGGCCAAAGACGACCAGAAGCCCAGCGCCCGCTTGAGCAGGGCGATGATGCTGAAAGTGCCGGTGTCGTCTGTGGCTGGGGTGTTGCCGGGCTCGCCCAGGCTGGCTGCAGACACTGTGACGTTTTCCAGCGCCGCAAGGCTGGCCCCGTCCAGGGCCACGGTGCCCTCGATCGCGCCAGTGTTGATGGCGGTGGTCTTGGCGTTAAGTGCCTCGGCAGCGGCCTGTATTGCCTGGGCTGCGGTCAGCAGCGCGGCCACTGTGGTTTGGGTCGCCAGATCCACTGGCGCACCGCTGGCAGGGTCTACCAGGACAACTGCCTGGGTTTCCACCATCTCTGCGCCTTCGGTGCGCGTGAAAACGTCCACCCGGCGGGTGTTGTTGTCGGCGTCTTTGATTGGTAAGCTGGACATGGTGGGCTTTGAATAGGTGAGCGGGTTTGCTCTGCAATGCACTCCAGCGGGTGGAGTGCATCACGCAGCAGTGCGCGGGGTTAGTCGTCAGTCTTGAGGCTCAAGGCGTAGGTGACGGCGGCTTTGCTGGTGTCGATCTGGCCTTCAGATTCCAAGGTCTTGACGTTCTCTTGCGGGACATCGATCACCTGATTGATCTTGCCAAGGGTGCCGTCAACCAGGACACGGGCTTTGACCGTCTTGCCCTTGGCAGGTGCAGGGGCTGCAGGCGCCTCTTCTTTGGCGTCGCCAGCGGCGATCAGCTTTTCGGCCAGGTCGTCAGCGGCTTCGAAGGGTTGACCGACTGGGATCTCTTTGGAGTCCACAGCCAAGACGCCAGCCGCAATGACGGCCAGCGCAATGAGTTTCTTTGTCATGGGAATGATTCCGAGAAATGGGGTTTGAGGGCCGGGCACGGCCAGCGTGCCCGGATCTGCCTACCAGGGCGCTTAGGTGGCGCTGTTCTGGTAGTACTTGACGGCAGCTGTGTCCAGCAAGTTGCCGCCGGTGCGCTGCCAGCCGCAGAAGCCCACCTGGCCGTTGAGGGCAAAGGCAGAGTCATCGAAGCGGCGGATGGCGGTGGAGCCGGCCACATCGCGGATGGTGTACTGCTTGTGGTCACCAAACAGGATGGACTTGGCGTTGGCAGCCATGGCTGGCACGTCGTCGTTGATCACGATCGGCTTGCCCATCAGCAGATCAGGTGCGTCTTGCGTGATGCCTGCCTCATAGCCAGGCGTGAAGATCGGACGGCCTGCGGTGTCTTTGATCTTGCGGATGTTGCGCAGGGATGTATCTGCCAAGCTCCAGGCAGATCCACGACGGTAGGCGCGGTTGATGCTGTAGAACAGGTCTGCCAAGTCGTCGTAAATCACGGTAAGGGTCTGGCCCGTAGTGCCCACCTTGCCTGCAGAAGCGCGGTTCACGATGCCCCATGGCTGACCGGTACCAGTGCCGATGGTGTAGTGCTTGTTGGTGATGCGGCCCAAGCGGGTGGCCAAGCGGTTAACCACGAAAGCGATCACGTCGATGGCGCTGTCCTGGATCAGCTCAACCGGCAAAGCGATTTTCTTGGAGCTGTACTTGAACGGGTTGAGCGGCACGTTGCTGAAGGTGATTTCACCAGTGGTCGCCGCTGCGTTTTCTCCAACGATCTCACCCTCTTCCGCTGTACCGTCGCTTGCAGGGTAGGTCAAAGCGTTGCCGGACTCAGTGGGCAGGATCGTTGCCACGTCGCGCATGCCGCCATAGGCCTTGAGGGCGTCGATAACCATCTTGGAGACTTCGGCGGGAACGGTGAAGCCGCCTTCAGCGCCGGTGGTGGTGCTCATGGCGTTGCGGATGGCGATGGCCTGCTCGGCGGTCACGTTGTTGCCGTGACGCATGTACAAGGCTACAGCGGCCAGCTTGTTGATGTCGCCGTCCACGACCTTAGTGCCGGGCTTCTGCACAAAGACGTTGTCTGCTTCGGCATCCAGCTGGCGCTGGTGGGCGTTGATTTGGGTGCCGATGAGCTCCAGCTCATTCATCAGGCCGTCGTACTTGGTCTGGTCTTCCTTGGTCCATGTCTGGTCGCCCTTCTCGGCGAGGATATGGTTGGCTTGGCGTGCGAGTTCGATTTTGCGCTCGCGCAGTGCTTGAATGCTCTTCATGGGGGTTCCTTAAAAAGTGAGCAACAAATAAAAAAGCCGCCCGAAGGCGGCAGGGATCGCTGATGCGGCGAGCGCTTCAGGCGTTCTGCAGAAGCCGCAGACGGCGCTCATTGAGGGCGCGCTGTGCTTCGTAGTCGGGGGCGGGTTCTGGTGGCTTGGCCTCCAGCAGCGCCTTTGGCGCTTTGTCGTAGGCAGTGAGGTTCCAGGTCTTGGCCTGGGCGTGGTTCTCGGTCTTGTCCGGCAGCGCGGCCAGACGGGTAGCAAAGCCATTGGCCACCGCTTCGTCAGCGCTGAACCAGGTTTCTGCATCCATCCAGGCTGCAATTTCCACCGAGGTCTTGCCGGTGCGGGTGGTGTAGTCGGCAATGATGGAGGCGTCAACCTTGGCCAGCAGCTCCACGGTCTTGGCCAGCTCGGACTTGTTGCCCATGGCGTATGTCCACCCGTTGTGGATCATGTAAAAGCCGCCCTGGGTGATCTCGACCTCATCAGCCGCATCAGCGATGCTGGTGGCTGCACTGGCTGCCAGCCCATCGATGTGGGCGATGGTCTTACCCTTGAACTGCTGGATGGCAGTGCGGATGGCGCGGCCTTCAAACACATCACCACCGGGGGAGTTGATGCGCAGGTGCAGCGTGGTGCTGGGGTCCAGCGCCGCAATGGTTGGCGCGATCTGCGATGCAGACACACCCCACCAGGCGTCGATCACGTCATAGATGTAGAGCGTGGCCTCGCTGTTCGCTTCGTTGCGGATCAGGTTGAGCGGCTTGCGCTCGTTGGCTGCGTTGTCGCGCAGGAACTGCAGTAGTTTTTTCATGGCTTCGGTTCTCCAGCGCCGGGCGCTTTGGTAGGGGTTGCGGGTGTGAACAGCTTGTCTGCCTCGCCGCCCAGCGGTGGAAGGTGGCGGGTCTTGCGTACCTCATCCACCGTCATCCAGCCGGGGCCGCTGCCAGGGCCGCCGATGGCAGCGCGGTTGTATTCGCTCTGGGCTTTGCTGTTGCCCTCCATCAGGGCGTCTCGGAAAAACTCCAGGTAGAAGCGTTGGGACCGTGGGTAGATCTTGCGGTTCAGCTCCTGCTCAATCCGCTTGAGGTGCTGGTTGACGGTGAAGGCGATGAACGCGCGGCTCATTTCCTCCAGGCCACTGCCCCAGCTGGTGCTGGCGCTGGTCTCACCAATAAGGTGCGGCGGCACACCAAAGGCGCGGGCTATGTCCACCACCTGGTACTTGCGGCTTTCAATGAGCTGGGCGTCCTCGGCTGTAAGGCTCAGATTGCTGGCCTTCAGGCCCTCGGTCAGCACCAGTGGCAGGCGGTGCGCGTTGTCCATGCCCGAGTACTTGGCAAGAAACATCTGCTGCAGCGTCGAGATCTGGGGATCTTTCATCCCCTTCTCAGTACTGAGCACGATGCTCGGGTGGGCACCACCGCCAAAGAACTTGCCGCTGTACTCATCCATGGCCATGGCATTGCCGGTGGCGTTGCGTGCACCAAAAGCGATCACGCTCTTGGCACGGAGGCCATCGAAGCCAAAACCGGGGAAGTGCAGGATGTCGTCCTGGTCAGCACCGTAGGTGGTGATGTCGTTGACGTAGTACTTGAGCCGGCCAGAGCCTTTGTACCGCTCCACCAGAATGGCACTCCAGGGGATGGGCACCAGCTCCCGGATCTCGCCGCTGTTGCTGCGGCCAATGAAAGCAAAGCCGCTCTCTTTGAGCAGCATGTCTGCGAGAACTTGCTCCCACATACTGGCAGCTGTCCAGGCGGCCGTGGGCGACTCATTGAGCAGCCACCACTTGGCATCCCCCTCCAAGGGTTGGCGCCCTTTTTCTGTACGCTCGTACAGGTTGATAGGCATGCTGGTGACAGCGCCCGTGATCCGTTGCACGCACGCAGCTACAGCCGAGACACGCATGGCGGAGTCTGGCGTCACGTGCATGCCGGATGCACCAGGACGCACGCCAAAGAAGTCCAGGATCTCCGCAGTGCTGTCGGCCGTGCTGACGGTCGCAGCGTTCTCCACCGGCTGCAGCGCCTGCGATCGCCCCGCTTCACGCGTGGCTCGCCACTGATTCAAGATGGTGCTGCCGGGTTCGGCAGCGCGACCTTGCACGGCGCTCCAAGTAGTGGGTTGAGTTTTCACAGTATTACAAAGCCTTGTTGGATTTCGTTGCTCTCTACAGTCGCCAGTGCTCTGCCCAGTGCCATCAGCATGGCCATGGGGCCGTCGATCTTGTTTTCAGGTCGCTCTTTGGTCGGCGCCATCAGTTCATTGAACTTGGACTGCTTCACCACCAGGTTGCTGACCATCCACGCCATCACCGGGTTGCCTTCGTGCTGCAGCGTCCCCTCGCGCACCATGTTCTCCACCTGGATGAGCACCGGGGTGAAAAAGACTGAGCGCTGCGCGATCTCAACCAGTGGCAGGCCTTCCTCGATCAACTTGCCCGCAAAGTACATAGACAACGCCGGGTCAAAGGCGATCTCTTGCACATCGAAGCGCCGGCAATACTTGCGCATGTCGTCGGCCACGACGTCGAAGTCGGTCAGGTCGCCATCGGTCACAACCACGTAACCCTGGCGGGCCCAGCCGGCCAGGTGGGCGTTGCCGCTCTCCTGGATCGCCAGCTCGTTCAAGTACAGGCGTGTGCACACGCGCCACACACGCTTGCGCTCTGGTGCGTAAACACCGTCTGCGCCTGGCACCAGCACGTCCTCTTCCCAGGACAGCGTCAGCGCAGCAAAGTCTTTCTTCTGCGCGAGATCCAGGCCCATGTACAGCTTGACGCCGTCAGGGATGGTTTCGATGCTGACCTCTTTGCTTCCGCAGCGGTCCCAGGCGCGCATGTCCATCCAGGGGCTCTCACCAGATACCCAGACGTTCAAGCGCTTTGTCAGGAAGTTGCTCAGCGCACTGGGCATCGCCTGCGCCTTGCTGGCCTGCGCCTTCATCTCGTCGAGCTGGACGGACTTGCCCAAGTTGGGGTTGGCCTTGATCCAGACGGCCGGGTCAAAGTGATCATCACCGTCGTCCAGTGTGTAAATGATCCCGAAAACGCGGTCATCCGTGATGACGCCATCCAGGATCTTGGTCACATGGGTGCGGCGCTCGTAGCAGATGCCGCTGCGGTCGGTGCCGGCGGTGGTGATGGTCCACAACAGCGACTGCTCACGGGCACCACGAGCGCTGTCGATCACGTCGTACACCGCCCGCGTCTTGTGAGCGTGCAGCTCATCCAGGAGCGCAAAGTGGACATTCAAACCGTCCAGCGTGCTGCCTTCAGCGGCCAGCGGTGCGGCCTTGCTGGAGGTGTGGGCCACCGTCAGGCTGTGCTGCATGATGGCCACGCCCAGGTGGGTGCGTAGGCCGGGCGAGCGCTCTGCCATGGCCTTGGCGTCATCGAACACGATGCGCGCCTGGTCGCGTGTTGTCGCGGCGGTGTAGCACTCTGCGCCGTGCTCACCGTCAGCAGCCAGCATGTAAAGCAGCAGCCCAGAGCCTTTGGCGCTCTTGCCGTTCTTGCGGGCTTCCTCTTCGTAGGCCTCCAGGAAGCGGCGCAGTTTGGTCTCGTGATGAACCCAGCCGAAGACGGTGGTGAGGATGAAGCACTGCCAGGGCTCCAGCTCCAGCAGTCGGCCATCGCGCGCCCACTTACCCTTGATGTGCGGCAGCAGCTCAATGAAGGCGCAGGGGCGCGATGCCATGTCGGCATCGAACACCCAGGGCCAGTCCTCACTGGGTTGGCGCTGCAAATCATCCACCTGGCGCTGTACAGCCAGGCGGGTCCACTTGCAGGTTGGGATCGTGCCGTCGAGGACATCGCGCATGTACTGCTGCGCGCGTTCGACGTATGGGTTCATCGATTCGGATTTGTGAACATGGCGAAGCCGGTGGGCCGCGTCTCAGGTTTGGGGTCGATGCCTGGCAGCGTTGGCTGCACATAGTTGCTGGCCTGGACACGGCCGCGGGCCGCAGGGCTCAGGCCAAAGTGCATCAGGTAGCGGTTGACCTGCTCGCGGTGCGACTTGAGCAGCTGAACAATCACGCTCTGCTGGGCGTAGCCTGATGGCGTAGTTGAGTAGCTGGCCTCATAGACTGCATCCGAGTACGGCATTTTTTTATCAGCGACCAAACGATCGACCTGACCATTGAAGGCAGTCTCCAGCTCGGACAAACGACCCACAGCCTGGCAGTACAAAGCCAGTGCAGCGCGGTCGAGTCCACTGATCAGGCCCAGCTCAAACAAGATGGGCGTGATTCGCTTCCACTCTTTGCGAGCCTCTGGACCCAGGTGCTTGGGGGCACTTGGCACAACGATCTGGGGATTTACTCCAGCCGACAAGTCCAGGGCGCGCTTGCCCGCATTTCCTTCGAGCAGCCTCAGCGCGGTAGGCTTGGGCAGCGGTCCGCGTGATCCAGTCATGGTGTTTTCCTTCGGGTCAGTTCAGCGCAGGGGAGTACCCCCCCTCCCAAAACCTGCGCGCGTAAAAAAATGAGGAAGCGGCCGGTTTCCGGTGGGTGGGTTCTAGACTTTTGACCACCCCCCTACCCTGCGGATCGGCGGCGGCCTCTCAGGGCTTCGGCAAGACTCTTCTCTTCGTGGCAGTCGTCACACAAGCCCTGCTCATTGGTTTCGTCATCCGCGCCACCTTCCGCCAATGGCTTGATGTGGTCGCGCTGTGTTGCCAAGGTCACGCGACCATGGCGCCTGCACTCAGCACAGAGCGGGTCACGTTGGAAAAGGTCGGCACGCATTCGCTGCAGCCGCCTGCCTGTGATGCGCTTGGTCGCCTTGACAGGCTTGGCCCATGCAGGCTTAGGGTGCTTGGGGCAGCGGCTTGTGCCATCACGGACCAGCACACCGCAGCCAGGATGGCCGCAAGGCTTTGGTGCGCTGATGGGCATAGGGGCAGGGTCAGTTCAGAATGGTTAGAAGGCCGTGGCCATCAATGAGTGGTGTTGAACTGCCCTGCGATCGGTTCCCCGCTCGGGGATGTTTCTGGTTTTCTCAGAACATCATGGGCTTGGTGCAAGTCTCAGCCAGGGACCGAAGCCCCTGGCGTTGACACACAACCGTTGCCCTTCTCGGCGTGGTTGTATTGGTGCGGGGCTTCCACCCGCTGCTCTCACTCTCCGCTCGATCTGCAACCACCCACACAAGGAAAGGCAGGGCTCGCCAAGTGCGTCAGTTGCTTGCATTAAGCGCTGGGGAGGATTTCCCTACTCATCATCCAGCGCTGAACTGATCAAAGAAAAACCCCGCGAGGTAGTGGCCTGCGGGGTTTGTCGGGCTGTCATGTTCGGGGTGGTCGCACGAACGAGACAGCTTGCCTGAAATGTACCGAAAAGGTCTATGACGTAAAACCCCCTTGCGTCAATCACTGCGTGGCGCGTTGCCTGCTATCAGCGGCCTTGCGCTGCAGTTCGGCCTTGTCCTCTAGCCAGCGGCTAATCGCCTGGTCGGCAGCTGCAAGGTTGGCCTTGATGGTGGAATCGGCACGCGCCATGCGCTTGGCCACCAAGTGGCGCGGCAGACCATCGGCATAGGTCAGCTTCACAACCAGGTAAAGGTGCGACTGGGTGAGCTGCAGGGACTTGACAGCGTCGTCAATCTCGCTGGCCTGCAGTGCAATGGTGGGCACCACCGATTCATTGCGGCCGGCGGATGGGCCCATGCGTGCAAAGGCGGACTGGCTGGGGTAGCCCAGGGCGCCGGACTCGGACTGCTGGCACCAGCGGCCCCACTCTTCCAAGCGGTGGCGGATGTACTCAATGCGTGCCATTGGTGACCTCCGAAGGCAGCAAGGGGAACGTGCAGACGTGTAGACAGCCGAAGGACACCATGTACCAGGCAATGTCGCGGCTTACGGTGGGCATGTTGAAGGGGGTGCCCATGACGTAGCCTGCCTCCATGGCCCAGAAACAGTTGGGCTCACCACGCAGGCCACGGCGCACCAGTGCATAGACCTCCGCGCCATAGACTGGGATCACGGTCACCCGCTTGCCGTCGATCACATCCGTGACGCCCTTCTCGCGGTCCTGGATGGCCTTGTAGGTCTCGGGCATCTTGGTCTTGATGATCTGGATTTGGTCCTGAATATTCATTGCCGTCCATCCGTCCACTATTTATTACTGAGTACATGACACACACACAAATCGCTCGGGAGCGCGCGTGCGAGCGCACGCCTGCCTGCATCACGTGCCCACATATAAGGAGGCGCATGCGGGGTTGCCCAAACCCACCGGGCAATGCAGCAGCTTCAACTCGGTATTCGGAGGAATAGGACCGCGCTGTGTGCTCCATGCCAAAGGGTGGACGTGTGGACGCCTACACCCTGGGCCGACTGGGTTGGCTACGTCATAGGCGCGTGCAATGACTTCCCCGCTACCGCACCACACCGGGGATCGCGAATCTCGCCTCCCATACCCGGTGCGCTGCGGCGCGTTTGCTGCACCGAGAGCTTTTCGGGCGCACAGGCCCATCGCTGCTCAAAACGGTACATTGTCATCGTCCTCATGGTCAGTGCCCTGTGCAGGGCCGCCAGTGGGTTTGCTTGGGCCCGCCGGTGGCGGTGCCTCTTCATCTTCATCCGCAAATTTGGGTGGCCACATCTTGGGCTGCTTGTAGCCCCTGCGACGCAGGCCACCGCCCTCGCGTCCATACGTCCAGCCGTGGGCCTCCAGCCAGCCACGGATCTGGGCCTCCAGCAAGCTGCTGGACTTGGCCGCATCGGTGCCCAGGGCTGCCACCAGCCGGTCCAACGTGACAAACGTGGCGTTCACGTTCAGGTCGCTGCTTACCTTGCCTTCAGCTCCTGGTGAACCTTCGCGGGTCAGCATCTCGTACAGGCGGGACTGCACTGCAGTTTCCACCAGGCGCTTCTTTTGCTCAGGCTCGAAAAACTCAGCTTCTTCCTGTGGCGTGGGTGTGTACCGCTCGCCTTGCGAGTACAGGTGATACGCCTCGGCAAACAGCTGCTCACGCCACTTCTGCAGCCACTCCAGCTTGATGAACTGCTCGATCCAGATGGGCCAGAAGCGGCGGTTGCCGGTCAGGTCGTACAGATACTGTTTCTTGTTGGTGGAGCAGAAGATCACGCACTGGCGTGGGTGGGCCTGCACATACTTGCCATAGGCGCCACGGAAGCGGTCAATCGTGGAGCTGAAGAACTGCTTGACCTGCTCGCTATCGGCTTTGCGCAGGGCGGTCAACTCGCTCAGCTCGTAGCCCCACAGGCCCTCCAGCTGCTCCATGCCGTCTTTGCCGTTGCCCACATCGAAGTGGGTGTCGCTGAAAAACTCCACGCCCACGAGCGTCTTGACCAGGGTGGACTTGCCACGGCCTGGCAGGCCCTCAAATACAGGTGAGTAATCGAACTTGCAGCCAGGCTCCATCACTCGCGCCACCAGGCCCATGAGCAGGAAGCGCCCCACCAGCTCGTGATAGCGCTTGAGCTTGGGTTTACGCTCCAGCTCGGTGGTGCCTGGCTTATCTTTGTCTGGGCCCTTGCCCAGGATATGGATCAACCACTTGTCGATGCGGCTTGTGCCATCCCACTCCAGGCCCTGCAGCCAATCGCGGATGGGGTGAAAGCGCCGCTCATCGGCCACGGTGTCGATGGCCTCCTCTAGCGCGGCCTTGCTGGCAGCCTTGACCTTGTAGATCGTGCTGAGCCAATCGCCCAGGCGCAAGGCATCGGTCTCCTCCAGCGGGCCCGCCTTTTCACGCCATGGCCATGGCACCTGCGTGCTGGGTGCGCCGGTCAGTGTGTTGAGGCCCAGACAACGCTTGAGCGCGGGCGCCTTGCGCAGTGCGGTGACCACAGCGCGGCGGTTGATGCCGATCTCGTGCACCTTGCACTTGAGCTGATCGCACAGCCAGTCCAGGTGGCCCTGGAAGGCATCGCCATCACCGTCAAACTCATCTTCACCGGCCACAGGGCCACCGGGGGGATCGATTTTTTTACCGCCACCCGATCCACCAGCTGCCGCCTTGGCCTCTGGCTTCGCGTCTGCAGCGGGGAGTGGCTGCGCGCGGCCAAAGAACTGCAGCACCTGGTCAAAGCCCCAGCCATCGGTCTGGATGGCATCGGCACAGTCCCAACCATCGGGCACGGCCAGCGGCTCGGGAATGGGCAGGATCTGGACCTTGCACCCGTGCGTGCCCTGCAGCAGCGCACCAATGCCCAGCATGGCCTTCATGCCCACTTGCTTGTTGGCAGGCAGCAGCGGCTTCGTCGCCGCGGCTATGTCACGCGCCGCATCGTCCAGGCACTGAGCAGCCTCCGCGTTGGTCAGCTTCTCGCGCTTGCCATCGCAGTCGGGCCACAAGATCACATCGGTGCCGGCAACCCACTCCCACAGTGCCTTGTCCCACACCTTGCAGCCCCCTGCCCAACTGGCCACCAGGTAGACACCTGGCGCGCGGGCATCCAGCAGGTTCTGCAGAATGTCGGCTTTCTTTTCGCCCTCCACCACCACGACGGTGACCACTCGCCCCGCAGCCTTGGCAGCAGCTGGCGACACACCGCCAGGAAAGTACAGCGGCCGGGGCTCCACCCAGGTGCGCCACTTCCAGGCCAGCGTGCTGTTGGCTTGGCTCTGGCACCAGGTATGGGGCAAGGTTTCTTTGCCGCCATCGCTGGTGCGAAAACGGACCACGTAGCCATACAGGGCACCGTCCACCATGTAAGTGGCTAGGTGCTCAATGTCCTCTGGCTGACGGTGCTCGTGTTTGAAATTGGCTTTGGGCGCCATATCGGGCACCGGGGCCACTGTCACCCACGGCTCTTTCAGTTTGACGCGGGGCGCCACTGGTGCGGGCGCAGGGGTAGGCTTAGCCAGTTTGGGGGCACCCTGCGCTGGCATCACGCCGGCCACAGACTCTAGACCCAGCTCGCGCGCCAATTGCACCGCTGCCGCGCCGTTAGTCATTCCATGGATGGCTGCATAGAGAGAGATGAGGTCGCCGCCCTTGTGCTCGCCACCGTGGTCTTGCCACTTGCCAATGCGGGCGCCCTTCATGCACACCGATAGGCTTGGCGTCTTTTCAGACCGCCAGAAGCTGTGCACAAAGTACTCATTGCCCTTCATGCTGCCGCCATCCAGCCAGGCGGGCACCAGGGAGTCGATGCGATCCAGCAGCGCGTCGTTCAGTGCTTCAAAGCGGATGGGGGGAAGCGGCTCACGCTCTGCCATACAGCGCCCCCAATCTGCAGGGGGCAAACATCCAGACCGGCAGGACCACCACCGGGGTCTTTGTCAACGTCATGCGGGGCTTACCTCACCCAGTCGGCCATGCAGTTGCCAAGGTCAACCCAGCCCTGCTGGATCTCATTGGCCACTGGGTCAGCTGCAGCCGGGGCGTACTCGCTTACCGGGCGGTTACGGTAGTCCACGCGGCGGGTGCCCACAATCTGCAGCGCACCGGCGCGCTTCATGTTGTCCACGCAGCGGCGGGCATCGCTGAGCCCCACCTGGCTGGAGTGGGCCAGCTCACGCAACGTGGCAGCACGGCCCTCGCTGTGGTAACTGCAGGCGGCTGTGAACAGGGCCTGACGTACATCGCCGGCCGGCCTCATGGGCGGTGCTCCTCAGCGTTCAGGGTGCGCGCTGCGCCCAGCAGCTGGTGCACAGCAGCCAGCAGTTCGGCGGCCTCGCGCTCGATGCGCTGCAGCTCGTTGTCGCTCAGCCGGTTATCACCCAGGTCGCCAGCCACCTCGGTCACCAGCTCGCTAAATTCGCGGGCGGTGGAGCTGAGCTTGTCCAGGCAGCTCCCCACGGGCCCGGTGGGTATCTGCGGCATGCGGATCACCACCAAGCCGTGCTCTGCGTTCCAGGCCTCCAGCACGCGCAAGTCGCCGGTCAGAGCGGTGATGGTGGCCGCGTCCTCCAGGCCCAGCTTGGCGCTGCCCTGCCCCACCAGCTCGTGGTTTAGGGTGGTGGGGTTCTTACCCATGCGCAGGGCCAGGGCGGCAGCGCCACCGGGGTAGGCGCGGGCCAGGTTGAGGGCTTGATCACGCAGAGTGGTCATGGCTGTGGGCTCCTGTTGTAGTGATAGACGGGCAGCACAGCGGCGCAGACACTGCGGCCATGTACCCAAGACGCGAAAAAGGTGAGCCCCCTACAAGCGGACAATGGGAGCTTCTCACCACCACCAACGCCACTAAAAGGGGAACTCGAAAACATGAAACGTGTACTGGTACTGATCCACTTCACCGCCAAGCGAGAGGGCGCCGCTTTCTTGCAAATTGGCAAAACGGCCATCGCAGCAGTGCAGAGCAACCTGACCGATTCAGCGGCCTTTTTGAACTCCAACATTTGCTTCGGCTTTGTCGGGTTCACACCGCTAGAGGTGAGCGACCTGCACAAGGTGCTGACCAAAGCGATAGCGCCAAAAATTGGCGACAACATCAGCGTGCTGCAGCTGGACGACAACATCATTTCGACCCATCCAGGTCTAATGGAGTGGCAGGCCACAACGGTGATACGGGCGGCCCGCGAAAAACCGTCGCCGTGGAAATAGGCTGCGCGTCGTACTCACCAAAAATCTGTTTCAACTGCGCGGATGACACATGCGTCTGCATGTTGCCAATCCAATTGAAAGGCGGGCAAAACACCAGCCACGCCAAAAAACGGGCAGTGCGTGACGTGTACATCACCCCCGACCTGGAGCACCTGCCCCACTGCTCCAAACGGTGGTGCACCCAATCACGGCGGGGAGCGCGGTTTGTAGTTGCCACGTCAAGCCCCCTGCCCTGCTACGGTTTCAGTAGCTGCTTGCGCAGTGTTGGCGGGGGCTTGGGCCAGTTCTGGCCAATATTTGTGCCAATCATCTGGCCGCAACTGCTTACGCGTGACAGTACCTTTGGTGGCGAGCTCGATAGCCAGACACCGAGCGGCAGGCACAGGGCGTTTGCCCACCTTCCACTCGTGCACGGTGGGTGGTGCAACTTCTAATATGCGGGCCAGCACAGTCAACCCACCAACAAACTGGGCGGCACAACCGACAGGTGATGTGTTTTGCATGCCTACATTATTAGGCATTACCTACGGTTTTCACAAGGCATTGCCGAATAATTTTCGAGATTGCCTAATTCCTCCCATGGAAAAAGCAATTCACATGGGAGTGAAGCTCAAAGAAGAAGCCGAACGCCTGGGCCTCAAGCCCAAAGATTTGGCCGAAAAATTCGGCGTTAAGCCACCGTCTGTGTACGACTGGTACGAACACGGCCGCATACACAAGAAGCACTACCCGACCCTGGTCACCGTATTTGGCCGAAGCATTGACTGGTGGCTTGATTTGGGAGAAGAGGGTTTTGTGGCACGTGAAGAAAGCATTTCGTATCACAGCCCTGATCCACGTCATCATGTGCTACTTGACCTTTTCGATGGACTCCCCACCAAAGAACAAGATGAACTGATCAGGACCCTTACGGAGAAGAAACACCACTACGACTCGGTGATTGAAGAACTTTTGTCGCGCAGAAACGCAGCCTGACCATGCGGATACAACAAAGCATTACCAGACCTCCCAGCCTCGCTGAGCGCTGGGAAGATCGCATGGAAGGCAAGGACAAAGGCTTGATCGCCAGCTGGCTACGCGGAATCGAAAAGGCCAAAGAGGAACCCGCTCTGGCAGCTAAAGCCCGAGCCGGCGAGCTGCCGCCTCTTCCCTGGAAGGGGGGCGTGGAACGGGCCATTAAGGGCAGCAAAATCGGGGCACTCCACTACCTTGCTGCCTGGCAAGGGCTGCGGGGAGAAGACCTGGACGTCGATATGAATGACGAAGTTTCAATGACCTGCACACGTACACAAGTCACTGTTCTGTTCACTGGCGACTTAAAGAAACTCCTGGCCGAAACAGACTCCACAAAATGACCACAGCAACCTCGCAAAGCCAAATCAGAAGCCGCGAGGACAAAGGCATCGCCATGCTGCTTGGCATCATCACAGGCATCGTGGCAGACGGAGCCCTTCACGATCTGGAAGTGAAGATGCTGCACACATGGCTCACCGACAATCAGGCAGTTGCCAGCACATGGCCCGGCTCTGCCGTTGTAGCCGTCATTGAGGCCGCCATTGCAGACGGCAGCATCGATGCCAATGAACGCACCAAGCTGCTCGATCTGCTGACTGGACTTGCAGCCAACCAGTTTGCTGAAACCGGCTCTGCCAGCCCGGAAGTCATTGCTCTGCCGGTTGACAACGAATGCAGCGTGAACCTGAAGAGTGCTCGCGTATGCCTCACTGGCGAATTTGCACACGGAACCCGCGGCTTCTGCGAGCAACTTACCGTACAAGCCGGAGCCGAACTCCGCAGCACCGTTAACGGAAAAACCGACTACCTTGTGTTGGGCGCCAACGCATCACCCAGTTGGGCACACACGTCATTCGGGCGCAAGATCCAGCAAGCCATAGAGGCTCAGCGCGAGGGCAGCAAGGTAAAAATCATCAGTGAGGAACGCTGGAAGTCAGCTCTTACCTAAAATAATTTAGGCATTGCCTTGCAAATACTTAGGTAATACCTAATAATTCACTCCAACCCGCCCATTCCCGGCGGTCAGGAGTGAATAGTGCACACGTCTATACAGCGGTCCACCCGCACCCGTAAGCCCGCAGCGGCCCACCTCAGCGCCACAGCCGCCAAGCTCGTAGAGCAGATTCAGACCGAAGCGCGCGACAAGCTACTCACAGAACTCAGCGCCAAAGACGCCATCGTCGTCCTGCATGGCTTTGATGCCGACACCAGGGTTGTGGATACGAATTCCGCGCGCATCGAAATCTACGACCGCACAGGCAACAGCATCAGCCTGTACCGCTGCTATCAGGAGCCCGAGTACTGGCGCAATAGCGAGAACATGGTCGGCTATTGGAGCCCCGCTCGGTGGTACGGCGACCAGACCATGGTGGATGGCACAGGGGCCAAATGGAAGCGCGACCTGGGCGTCCACATCTGCGACGACTTCGGCAACCTGGTGCAGGTGGCCGAATGACCTACCGCGAAACCTTCAACGAGCTCAAAAAAGACGTGAGCACCGTGGGCAACTGGGTGCTGGCCTTGCTGCTTGCAGCGTGCATCGTCGGCATGACAGCGTTAAACCCCATGGAAGACCGGCGCGCCGAGTGGGCCCAATCTACCGCCGCGCAAGACGCTATCAAAACCGAAGCTGCCCGCGCACGGTTTGAGAGGGCTGCAGGCCAAATGTGTGGCAACGCCAGCTTCACCGAAGTGGATGCCACCACCGTCCGCTGCACCCCACGCAAAGGCCCCGCTCCAGCTGGCGCCGAGCTGCAAGTAGCCGAGGTGGCCCCATGAACTGCTGCAACGACTACGCCCACTGCACCCGTGGCAACAACTGCCCTGCCCGCGGCACTGCCATGCAGATTGCGGGCGCCGCTCACATTGACATGACTGGCTTGAGCACCGAAGAGCCATACCAAGCAGCTACTGCCGAACCAGACACCCACGAAGCGGCCCGCGATGTGCAGCCCGACTACATGACCCCATGGGAGTGGATAGCCGACCTTGCGCGCTCTGCAGTAGCCGCAGCAGTAGCTGCAGCACTCATGGGAATGGGCATGGGCTTTGTCTACGGGCGTTGGATTTTCTGACATGAACGCCGCAGCCCAAACCGCCCTGCGCGCTTTCGCGTTCGACATGTTCTACACCGGCACCCTGCTGCACAAGGCCGAGGTGCGCACCAAGCTGCTGGACGGCGCCGACCACGCCGTGCCAGTGGTGTGCATGGATGTGGAGCTGGACAACGACATGCGCACCACCCTGCACGTTGAGCACCCCTTTGGCATGGGCCAGCACGCCCAGGCAGCGGCCGAGGCCGCCAAGTTCAAGCGCGGCATGCAAGTGCGCGTAAAGGCCCCAGCGCTGGACATGCGCCTGGTGGCCCGCAACGCCAGCGAGATCACGCCCATCGACACCCCACCCGCTGCGCCCGCAGCACCTACCCCAAACCCACAGGAGCCAGAGCTATGGCAAGCGTAACCCTCATCTTGGAAGACACGCCCGACGGCACCGTGGCCGTACACAGCAACTTCAAACCCGCCATTGGCAGCCCCTGCAGCCTGGCCCAAAGCGCCGCGCTGGAGATCATGAACCGCACCGCCCGCGAGTACGGCCTGCCGCCCTCCTCACGCTTGAAGCCCTTGCCAGACGTCATTCGCAGTGAAGTCAATCCATGCGGGAGCGACCTGTGACCACCGAAACATTCGCCCGCCTGGCGCTGGCCCTCATCGAGACCAGCCTTACCAACCCGCGCAAGACCTTTGACGCGGCCAAGCTGCAGGAGCTGGCTGACAGCATCAAGGCCAGCGGTGTACACCAGCCCGTGCTGGTGCGCCCCCTGCCCGGCAGCCGCCTGGAAGACACCCACCTGGACCCCGCCACCGGCAAAAAGCGCACGGTGCTGCCCACCCACGAGCTGGTGGCCGGCGAGCGCCGGTACCGGGCCAGCAAACTGGCAGGCGTGGCCGACATTCCCGCCATGATCCGCGAGCTGACAGACGACCAGGTGCGCGAGATCCAGATTGTGGAGAACCTGCAGCGCGACGACCTGAGCGAGCTGGAGGAGGCAGAGGGCTTTCAGCAGCTGATGCAACACAGCGGCCTGAACGCTGACCAGGTAGGCGCCAAGATTGGCCGCAGCCGCGCCCACGTCTATGCCCGCCTGAAGCTGCTGGACCTGGGAAGCGATGCCCGCGCCGCTCTGAGCGCCGGCAAGATCGAGGCCAGCACAGCGCTGCTGGTGGCCCGCATCCCCGACAGCAAGCTGCAGGCCAAGGCGCTGAAAGAGATCCTGGACGGAGAACACGACTACCAGGAAGGCAAGCGCGTGCCCCTGTCGCACCGCAAGGCCCTCAAGCTGGTGCAAGACAACTACATGCTCAAGCTGAGCAGCGCCACCTTCTCAATTATTGCGGCAGACCTAGTGCCAGCAGCTGGAGCCTGCGATGTGTGCCCCAAGCGCACCGGCGCCGCACCCGATCTTTTCAGCGATGTGAAGAATGCAGATGTGTGCACAGACCCATCGTGCTTCCACAAAAAGGAAGAGGCCCACGCCGCTGCACAGGTGGCCGCTGCCGAAGCCAAAGGCCTGACGGTGATTGCCGGCAAGGAAGCCCAGGAACTGCGCACTGCAGGCTACAACGAAAAGCTGAAGGGCTACCGCCGCCTGGACAGCGCAGAGGACAGCCCAACCGACAAGCCGCTGCGCAAAATCATTGGAGCGCAGATGAAGGTGGATGGCATCAAGCCGGTGCTGATTGAAGACCCGCGCAACAAGGGCGAGTTTCTGGAGTGTCTGGCCAACGAGACCGTGCTGAAACTGCTCAAGACCGTGGAGGCCCAAGCCGCAGCAGCCAGCCAGGCCAGCGCGGGTGACAAGGCCCCCAAGGTGAGTGCCGAGGTGCAAAAGCTGGTGAGCGATAAGAAGGCCAAGGCAGAGGCTAAGGCGAAACAGCAGTATGAGCGCGAGTGGCGTGCCACTCTGGTGAAGGATGCATGGCAATCGATGCTCATGGACGGCGATGCACCGGCGACCTTCAATACCGAATTGCACCGCTACTTGGTAGTCCGCGCCGCCCGCAACCTGAGCACCGATGATGCCGCCGCCATTTGTCAACTGCTGGATCTGGGCAAGGTATCCCCCGTCAGCGCAGTGACGGACTATGCCCGTGAGACATTGGACCCTGACACCTTGCACCTGCTGATCATCATGCAAGAGGCCAGCGACACCGAAACGCACACCTACGGCGGGCGCGTGCCCAATGAGGGGCTGATGCTGGTGGCGGGCAATGTGTTTGGTGCCCAGCTTGAACAGGTGATTACCGAAATTAAGGGCGAGGTGAAGGCCAAGATCTGGCCGAAGGTTGCAAAAACGGCAAAAAACGCGACCGCTCCGGCTGCGCCGCAAGAGGAGGGAGCGGGAGGAGCAAAGGGCAAAGGGCCTGCTGCCAAAAAATCGCCCGCCCGCGCTGCGAAGCTGACGGCCGAGGAGGCAACACAAGGCATCGCTGCCGCGATGCAGGGCATCGAACCTGTGGCTTCCGCTAAAGCGGTGGCGCCACAGCCCAGCCAGCTGGGTCTGGCGGTGGGGTTTGCAATCGGCCAGGTGGTGCAGGTGACCACCGACAGCTCCAAGTTCGGCGCCCGCTTGGCCATGCACAAGTGGTGTGGCAAGAAAGGCACCATCACCGCCCACATCGGCAAGGCATGGGACGTGACCTTCAAAGGCCGCAGCGGTGGCGTGGCTTCGTTCGATGAGGATGAGATCAGCCTGGTGGAAGGGGCTGCAGCATGAGCCAATGGATCATCACCTCCACCGCCCGAGAGCACTGGTTTTCGGGCCCCATGGCCACGGCGGATAACGTGCCAGGCGTGCAGGAATTCACGCACAGCCTGAGCATGATCAACCGGTACACCGGCCACACCAGCCGCCCCTACAGCGTGGCCGAGCACTCGCTGCTGGTTTACTGGCTGGCAGTGGCCGCCGGCGCCGACACCTCGCTGCAGCTGGCCGCGCTGATGCACGATGCACACGAGAGCGTCACCGGGGACTGCACATCGCCCGTGAAGCGCGAGATCGGCCAGCCCTGGAGCGCATTCGAGGGGCCGCAGCAAGAGCGCCTGCTGGCCCACTACGGCCTGCTGCAGGTCAGCCGCAGCCACCAGTGGGCCATCCGCCAGTGGGACCTAGAAGCCCTGGCCACCGAGCGGCGCGACCTGCTGCCGTTCAACCCCGCCCTGCACACCCCGTGGCCCGTGATTGACACGCCTGGCAGCGAGGTGCTGCCCGTGGGCGTGGATCTGAACCAACCCTGGCGCATCCACAGCCCCTGGTCGTACTGGCGCGACCGCATGGCCTTTGAGGTGAACATGCTGCTGGAGCAACGCATGCAGGAAGAGCAGAAGGCGGTGGCTGCATGAGCCGCAACAAAAAACCCCGCAAGGCCTACCGCCCCCGCCAGATCGCGGTCAACACCCTGCAGGTGGCGCTGTGGCGTGCCGCCAAGCCTGCCCGCAGCGACCGCGCTGATGTGCTGGGCAAGCTGTCTGCATCGGTGCAGGCCCTGTGCGCTGGCGTGGCCACAGAGCTGGACTGGTCTATTGCCGCCGGCTCGGCGAGCGTGGCGCAGGCCGTGGAGCGCCAGGGCATCGTGCGCGGGCTGGGTGAGCACCTGGCCAGCGCTGAGGCCGCGCTACAGGCCGTTTACGACCGCTGCCGCACCAGCGTGATGTGGCTGCGCCCCACCCTCACCATCCAGGAGGTGGACGCCCTGCGCCTACTGCTGGAGCTGCACACCTTCCAGGTCGAGCAGCTGGGCCGCGCAGAGTTCCTGGCCGCGATCGACGCGGCCCAACAAGACACCATCGCCCAGGGCCACACCGTGACGCTGGCGCGGGATTTGGAAAGGATGGCGGCATGAGCACCACCAACGCATTGCCAGCCTGCGATTGCCTGAATGACTGCGGCGACGACCCAAGGCTGAAGACAAACAAAGTAGCTGCGTGCGAAAAATTGAAGCAACGTCGTGAGCAGGACCATCAACGGGCTCTTGAGTTCGTCCGCGTCAACTTGATCATGCAGCAGTACGGCGTCACCACTGTCTATGACCTGATTGAACACTTGCACGCGGAAGTGACTCGACTGAAGGGCGACAAGCAATGACCGAAGCCCAAGACACCATCGAGATCAACTGCGAAATCCGCGCCCGGTCAGAGCTGGCCATCATGATCTACGACGGCCACAAGACCGTGTGGGTTCCCCGCAGCGAGATCATCGCCATGGGCGTGGAGGTGGCCACCGCCGGCCACCCACGCGCCACGCTCACCATCCCCGGCTGGCTGGCCCGCGAGAAGGCCATCAACACCAGCCAGGCCGACACCGACACGGCGGATTTGTTTGGGGGCCAGGCGTGACTGAAACCGAAACACCACCACCCGCCACCCGCGAGTGGCCAGCGCTGGCGCAGTCGTACCACGCCCACCACTTCAACTGCCCGGTGTGCATTGCCGCCGGCACGGGCTACGGCCAGCGCTGCCAGGCAGGCGCGCTGCTGTGGACCGCTTACCAGGAGTCTGTAGCGTGAAAACAGAACTAATGCTGCTGATCCAGACGGATGGATGCCCCACCATGACGGTGGCCGACATGAGCAAGCTGCTAAACCTCACGCCCAGGAGCGTGCAGAACCGCATCTACAAGAAGGATCTGCCCTTCCCCGTGTTCAAACTGGCGGACTCTGGCGAGTGGGTTGCACACGTGTCTGACGTGGCCACACACATTGACAACCAGCGTGAGGAAGCTGCAAAACTCATGCAGTAACCCTCCAAAAAATAGCCTAAAGACTATTTTTTGGAGGTGTCTGACTTCTTGCCAGCGACAAACGCAGTAACTATTCCAACCAATGTGGTGCCACCAATGATGGAGGCAGGTACTTCACTCCCACTCAAGGCGAGATAGGTAGCTGCACCCAAACCAATGAGTGAAATGACCAAGGCAAAGACTAAGCCAGCGATTCTTTCCATGAATATCATGGTGTTGATTCGTCGCGTCTCTTTGCGTCTAGCTTCTGACTCTATTTGTGTCTGATCGAAAACCCATTCGACCCTATGTGGCGCTATAGCCTGCAGGCGCTCGATTTGCTCTATGGGAAGGAGTGGTGAGTCAGTAGTTGTGTGCGATACAGCAACTTCATTTCTGTTGGCACGTACTTGCGTATGCTTACCGCTCATTACTCTTAAGCTCTCGTTTCGCCACGGTTGTCAGATCCTTGCCAACTTTACGCATATCACCAACGATCCTAGTGAAATCCCTTTGGGCATCACCAGGTCTAGGGTGGACATATCCATGGTTCATCGAGAACGGGTTATTGATGCTACGACCAGCACGAGCCAAAGCACGCAATAGTAGTTCAGACAT